TATCCGAGGACGATACGAGCTGTAAAAAGACAGCACGCCTGTGGAAGCAGGCGTTGGTTTCGACCCTACACCTCGGCGAAGAACTTGGTGTTGAACCCGTAAGGGATCTTCCACTCGAAATTCAATGCGGTGCACTCAGATCCGCAGTTTTGAGTTGCTTTCCGGACGGTGTGTGTCTTCGCACACGATTGTCAATTAAGACCGTCCAAAAACTCGAAGAGGGTTGTTGCTCTTCTTGTGAGCCTCGTTTCTTAGAGCGTTTAGAAACTTGGCGGAAAGCACGATTTCAACCGATAGAGGTCGATCCGCAGCACCTTAAGCGGTTCAAGAAGGCGTTTAAGATCAACGTCGCGGCCGGTTGGAATCGAATGTCGAAAGGTATCCCGTATTTTCCAAACGGGAACGCCTCCCTTCATCACACAAGAAAGAAGGGCGGGAATTGGAATAGAGAAGAGTTTTCAGACGAGTGCCGTTTTGACCTCGTCTTTTCTTCCGGGAAACCCCGGATTGTAACTATGTACAGCAGTTACAATAACTCTATTCTTTACCCGTTGCATGCCTGCATGCAGAGGTACATTGAAAAAAGGAAATGGTGTCTGGTTGGTCCGCCGACACCTGAGCGCATCAAGGAACTTGGTGGTAAGGATTACCTGTCCTTTGACTACGAGTCAGCCACTGATAACATTAAACAGCCGTACGTAGAGGCGGCTGTCGAAGCCTTGATCGAGCGAGCAGACCCCCCACTTTCCACTGAGGAGGTGAAGTGTATGCGGGTACTGTCTGCGTTGAAACTTGAGGGATTTGATGGGCAAGCCACGCGAGGGCAACCCATGGGCAGCTTGTTGTCTTTCCCCCTACTTTCGCTCTGTAACAAGACGTTGGTAGACCTCGCACTTGCAGACCGGCTGCAGGAAGGACAATTGTCGTTTAAAGAGTGGACGAGTCATCCCTTACTGGTAAATGGGGATGATCTCCTTACTACCGAACCCCGGCCTCTTTCGGCTGGTGACGGAGGTCTTGCCGCGCGCGTGATTTTTCACGGTGACAAGATAGGCCTCACGACCAACAAAGAGAAGACTCTCGCGAGTCCAGAACTAGCCGAGATCAATTCTACGTTGTTCCGCCAGGGTAAGGAAGAAAGGAAAGTGAATGTGGCTTCATTGTACATGAAGCCGGAGGTGGAGGACGTGCTCGCATTTGCGCGCGAGTCCACGTTAACACCGGGAGGTTTCCGAAGGGTGGTCCGAGCCAATTGCCAACAACTGGCAAGACAGGCATATAAGGGTTACTCCCACCTTCCTCCCACACTTCAAGTTGTCTGCCGTCAAGATCGTAAGATCAAAAAGGCGCTTTTAAGTGTTCCGGCTGTTAGACGAACCGAGGCCACGAACCTCTTCCCCGTATGCCCTCGTCCGGAGGGATATGACTTAACGTCAGAGGAGGAGGTTCAGCACATCCACGAAAGGGTAAATCTGGTACGCCAGCGTGCCATCGAGATCGCTACAGACAAGCCCGCTCGTCAGCGGAGGGTGCCAGCTATACCCTCGGGTCGTAGCTGGCGCTCCGTGCGATGTGAAAAGAGACCAGACGTGTGTGAGGATTCAATCCTCTCCATTCTCTCCCGCGCCTGGTATAACAAAAGAAAGAGAATGCTGGCGGAAGAGGGCAGTGGGTACTGCCTTACCGCGGGTAGGTTACCCCCTAGTGACCTCCCCAACTATGCGTTACGCATAGTTGATGCCGCCAGGGCATTTCGGAATGCCAAGATCACTCGTGCGAACATTCAACGGTCGGTGCATTGTGACGCACTCGGGTCGTGGTTAGATGGTGGGGATCAACCCCTTTATCTCAATGGTGAGGACATTTGCGCCGGCGATCCGTTTGTTAACGGTGTCGATTGGATTTCACTCGGGTGATTACACCTCCGAGCTGCGGGAGCGCAGTAGTCACACATCCTACGGGATGGGGAACCAGGG